GCAGATATTGACATTGATTTAGCCGACAGAGATCAATTATTAAAGTTGATTACTGCTACACCAGCACGTCAATTACACCAAGGACAGGTACGTCGGCATAACTCTGGTGTGTATGTAACCAGCATACCATATGATCCTATAAATGAATGTGCCGCAATAGATTACGAAGTAGCTGAAGAACGTGGCTATTTTAAAATTGACTTATTGAATATGTCGGTATATCAGTTAGTTAAAAGTCCAGAGCACTATCAAACAATGTTAACTACGGAACCTATGTGGAGTAGATTATGGACGGATGTAGAATGGGCAAAACAATTGGTACATATTGGAAATTATACAGCCTTACTACAGTCAATGAAACCAGATAGCATACCAAGGATGGCAGCATTTATCAGTATTATTCGTCCAGGCAAAGCACACCTACAAAACAAGCCCTGGCCAGAAGTATTCGAGTCGGTATGGGACGGCGACGAATCTAAAGGGTTTGTATTTAAACATGCGCATGCTGTTGGTTATGCAGCTCTTGTAGCATTACATATGAATTTATTAGATGAAACTATTCCATCCGTCGAACTAAAGTAATCGACTTTCTCTTGGATTTCTTGCGGGCCATTTCGCTTAAACTACACACAGGCCCGTGTAATATTTCCAGATCTTTGTTAACAAAAGTTCTAGTATATGCTTTAAACGGATCCCATTCGGTCTTAAGGAATATGTTAATAGGAATACTACGATTACTTTCCCACCACCAAATGTTGGCTAATTCTAAAAACTTCTTTTTGGTGTCTAAGTCTTGGATACTACCAAAGTCGTAGATTGTGGTAATTGTTTCGTCTTGATTTTGTATAATTCCCAGATATTCTGTGGCGGCGTAAACACATAGCGTTATAAACGGGTACTTTTCGGCTAACTGGGTAAAAATATCATTATTCATATTATGGGATATTTATGGTTTGGATAGACCGTTAAAACTATAAATACAAATATGTATTCTACCCAAGCCTATATATACCAACAGATCACATCAGTATTACTGATAGACACTGGCGACGGAGAAACTTTCACTTATAGGTATAATCCTGTGTACGCTAAAAAACTAACAATTAACAAAGGAATTGATAATGTTTTACTATTTCAATTCATTAACCAAGAAGAAAAGCCTGTGGATATTACAGGCAGTTCATTTATGTTCCGGGTAGTTAATACCAACGGTACAGAAATAATAATTGAACAACCAATGGTCACTCTAAATGCTCCGCTGGGACGTGCAAAAGTAACGTTACCGGGCTCAAATTTACTGGATGTACTGGCGCAACCTGCAAATTACAGCATAACCCGTGCTAGTGGAAACCTTAACGAAGCAGTGTTTACTAACGCACAGTCCGGTGCTCGTGCCCCTTTAGATATTGTTGACAGCTCATTCCCACGCTATGTTCCAAGCGCACCGTTGACTATTCCTACTACCAAACTATCGGCACAAGGCAGCTACGATGGTGCTAGTTTTGCTGATTATGCAACCCAAAATAATTATTGGTCTGGCAATCCAAATGGCGCCAACTACTGGAATAGTTTTTTAAACACAGAATTCTTTAGTAGTTTTGTAGTACCTAAACAATCAATAACCACAGTTCAGATGGACTTGGTTGGATACACAGGAACAATCAAAGCACAGGCCGCTGAGAATTACGAAAGTATTCCGTATAATGTAACTGAGAGTACCACTTACTACAATGAGACCCGCACCATTTACATGAACATTGTTGGATGGTATCCATTGGTTAGATTATGTTTTAATAACAGTGTATTTGCCACACCAAACCAACCTGGCATTCCGGCTCAGGCCTATGCTGTTTGTGTAGAAGGTGTTGTTACTAGTATTGTAGTTATCAATGCCGGATCCGGGTATCTGGCACCTCCACAGATTGATATCGTTGGTGATGGATCGGGTGCTACCGCAAGAGCCATTCTTAGTGATACCGGATCAGTGGAAAGCATCGAAGTTACCAACGGTGGGTCTGGGTATTGGGTAGTACCTAACGCCGGGGTTGTCGCTTCTTATTATCCAGTACCTCCAAATAATCAAGGTGCCTTGGTATTAATTGGTACCGGCTTTGTTCAAAATCTATACTACCGATAAACTTGCATCTTCCTAAACAATCTGCTATAATGTAGTATGATTGATGTGGTTTCCTTTTTACCTGGCAAGCGAAAACAGACAGCAAGTGGTTGGACAAGTTTCAACGCACCTTGTTGCATCCATCGCGGCGACACACAGGATAAACGACAACGTGGCGGCATTAAGCCCGCTACCGACGGCTCTTGGTCATATCATTGTTTCAACTGTGGCTATACCGCCAGTTTTGTTCTAGGCCGTAACCTAACATTTAAAGCTCGTAAATTGTTAGAGTGGTTAAACGTACCCACGGAAGAAATTGAACGCATTAATCTTGAAAGTTTAAAACATAAATCGATTGAAGGATTACTTCAAGAGCGTCAAGTAGTAGCCGATCGAATACAAGGTATAGAATTTGAAGAAAGAGATTTGCCTGCTGAAACACACCCACTTACTGAATCGGCTGAAGAATATTTGCGTAATAGATGCATACCTTTAGATTATCCTTTTATGTACAAGACAATGCCACGTCGTGGTATTGTAATTCCGTTTACATATGATAATCAAATTGTTGGACATACTACACGATTTTTAGATGATCGCACACCTAAGTATGTTCAAGACATACAACCGGGTTATGTGTTTGGTACAGACCTACAAAAATCAAATTGGCAATATGTAGTAGTTATGGAAGGTGTATTTGATGCACTCAGCATTAACGGACTAGCGGTATTACACGCAGAGATCAATGACGCACAAGTTAAATTAATACGCAGTCTAGGCCGAGAAGTAGTTGTAGTTCCAGATCAAGACGAAGCTGGTATGAAGTTAGTAGATCGTGCAGTAGAGTTAGGATGGGCTGTTAGTATACCCAAGTGGCCAGATGGTATTAAAGATGTAAACGATGCCGTAATTCGTTTGGGTAGGTTAGGAACTTTGCTAATTATATTAGAAGCAAAAGAAACTAGTAAAATTAAGATAGAAATGAGGAAGAAAGCATTATTAAAAAAATTAAGAGCGTAGTTTGCAATTATCGCCATGCCACTGTGAATAATTGCCAGTATCACATGTTTTCCCGCAATGAGGGCATGTTTTCTTAATTTGTGATGGGTGTCTACCTTCTTTAAGTTGTCGGATAACTCGTTCTTTAATTAATGCAGGATCTTGAAATCTGTGTATTCCTTGTTCTACTAGACTTAATTGATAGTTGCGTTGTATGTCTCCGGACAGTAAATGGTGTGTACCGTTATTAACTCGTTCAACTTGAACTCTTTGTTGAATTTTGCCACCTAGCCATGAATGTGTGCCACTTGCTACTAGTGCTTGTTGATAAGCACTAGAGATTTTACCATCCGCTAGATGAAATGTACCATCTGCAATTCTTTTGTGAATAGTATTGTTTTTGCCAAGTAAGTTGTGAGTGCCGTTGGCTACTCTATCGTGTGAAGGGTTATTCTCGCCAACAAAATTATGCGCACCTTTTGCAATCCGCTTTCGATTTTCAAGAACCATCAGGGTTGATTTTTCTTTAGCCGATAACTTCATTGAATTAGCAATTAATGTGCATGAAGCATAGTCGCCTTGGGCATAATGTATATCAAAGTGTTCTTGAATCGTGACACACTTAAGATTTTCGATGTTATTATTAGTGCGATTGCCGTCGATATGATGTATTTCGTAGGTACGACCATCTTTGTCTTTTGGAATAGGTCCGTGATGATTTTCGTAGATTTTACGATAGTTAGTAGTTGATTGATAAGTATTCATGCTGATTGCTCCTTCAAGCGTTAGAGTAGTTGGATATCTCACTATCGCGAACTACACCTTTATTTAGTCATTTGAGTTGTATTATCTTACTAATTCTGCTACAATAAACAAACAAATAATGGAAAATATATATGCTTAAGGATTACGGATTAGATATACAAAAATTATTTTTGGAAATAATGCTGTCAGATGCAGTGCTTTTTACACGACTACAAAATATCTACAACCCAGAAAATTTTGATCGAAGTCTTAGGTCGGTTGCAAAATTTATAGAAGAACATGCAGATCAATATAAAACTTTACCAACCATTGATCAAATTACTGCAACCACTGGGATTAAACTGTCTATTCCGTCAGATCTAAATGATGGGCATTATGAGTGGGCATTAACTGAATTTGAGGCATTTACAAAAAAACAAGAACTAGAGCGAGCAATTTTGAAAAGTGCAGATCTACTCGAGACTGGTAACGAATTTGGGCAGATTGAAAAACTAATCAAAGATGCTGTTCAAATTAGTTTGACCAAGGACATGGGCACAGACTATTTTGCCGATCCACGGTTTCGTATTGACAAATATTTCAACTCTGGTGGGCAAGTAAGTACAGGTTGGCCACAAATGGATAAGATTTTGTATGGCGGATTTAGTCGAGGTGAGCTCAACATTTTTGCTGGCGGATCTGGGTCGGGTAAGAGTCTTGTTATGATGAATATAGCGTTGGGTTGGCTACAAGCAGGACTAAGTGGTGTATATATTAGTTTAGAACTTAGTGAGGAACTGTGTGCGTTGCGAACTGATGCCATGTTGTCTGGAATGAGCACTAAAGAAATCCGTCGAGATATTGACCAGACAGAACTTAAAGTTAAATTAGTATCTAAGAAAGCCGGACAGTATCGTATTAAAGCATTGCCAGCACAGAGTAATATTAACGACATTCGCAGTTACATCAAAGAAGTGCAAGTGCAAACAGGGATCAAGGTAGATTTTGTTATGTGTGATTATTTAGACTTGTTGATGCCGGTGAGTGCTAAAGTAAGTCCAAATGATTTGTTTGTTAAAGACAAATATGTTTCGGAAGAATTGCGTAACTTGGCCAAAGAACTCAATGTGTTGTTTGTGACAGCGTCGCAGTTGAATCGATCGGCTGTGGAAGAAATTGAATTTGACCATAGTCATATTTCGGGTGGTATCAGTAAGATCAACACAGCAGATAATGTGTTTGGTATCTTTACTTCGAGAGCCATGCGTGAGCGTGGCAAGTATCAAATTCAGTGTATGAAGTCACGTAGCTCAACAGGTGTTGGTATGAAGATTGATCTAGACTACAACATCGAAACCATGCGTATTACTGATCCAGGAGAAGAAGCAGGCCCGGTTAACTCGTTTGCCAAAGGCAATTTGCTAGATAGCATTAAAGCCAAAAGTACTATGATTAGTAACAGTGAGCCAGTAGAGGAAACAGTTAAAATCACAGCCGATGTGCAGAGTGCCAAGCTCAAACAGTTATTAGGTCAAATTAAAACGTCATGAATTTGATTTGTTTTTCGCACTACACTTGCGGCGGACTATTGACCGATATTTTTAATCAAACGTTCTCCAAGGAGGCGCCAAACGGTGGTATCAATTCTATCAAACATTCTCTTGGAAAAATTGGGGATTCGGACACAGTTTTTGATCAGTTTGATCCAACACAATTTGATCTCTTAGCTGCTCAACTACAAACAGTTTGCAACAAAGATGAGTGGGTATCAACTCACTGTTGGCCAGGAATCCTGGATCTTTCAATGTTTGATCAAGTAATATCTGTGACCACAACCACACATCGTAGCAAACTGTATCGTTGGACGCGAGCCTATTATCATTATTATGAAAAATCAGATCCTTGGTTAGCAGTCAGTGGTCAAGCAAGGATAGATAAAGAACGTGAGACCTCTAAGAATTATCTAATTCCTTTTTTGCCGACTCAAGGCAAGAATATTATCAATATTGAATTTGCTGACATTGTAGAAACATCAACAGAATTTTTAAAATTAACCACGGGATTAGATACAGCACACCATATGGACCGTTGGAAAAAAATTAATCATTTTTTATACAGCAATGAACTTTGGAACAGTACTCCTTTTCGCAGATTCTACGAAGCAGAGTCTGAAACTCTATTAGATCGATGCTATGTTTATGAATAATATTTTTTGTTTTGGTGATGGATATGCACACGGACACATATGGCCCGAGTGGCCTCAAATTTTGCAGGCACTGTTGCCAAATACCCAGGTAACAGCGCACACCGGTATTGGGGCCGGCAACGAGTACTTGATCAATTCCGTAATTCAACTAGGAGACAAAATTGATGGTCAGACTGTAATTTTTCAGTGGGCGTCTCCCTATAGATTTGACAAGCTGATACAAGACAACACCTGGATCGATCGAGCTAAGAATGATCCAGTTTATCATTTTAACTTGTACAATTCTTCTGAAGGAATCTGGTGGTTGTCCAGCGCCAGCACAGATGAAAAAATACAAGAATACCACAATTTGTTTGTGCAAAGTAAACAGGCAGAACTGAGATTTACCAATCAAAAAATATTGTTAGAAAATTATCTTAAATTAAAAAAATGCAAGTACCTATTTGTTTCTACTGGATCTCAGGAACAGTTTGTTTTATCACATCCTGCAGCAACCTCTAGAGGAACCGAAGTGCAACCTGCCCCGTTGTTGCATTTTTATTATATTAAAGAAATACTAGATCCGCAATTGACCCTTAACATTGACCCTGCACGCTATGATAAATTGGAAAATCTTATTAAACAACACCATTGGCAAGCATACGATCCAGATCGAGAAGAAATCTGGCAAAAAATGTCAGATTTTTGAATACCAACTGTTGGGCTAACTGCAATAAATAATAAAAAGGTCTTGCCTATTATGCAAAAGAAAACCCGCAGTATACTAGAAGAATTAGAAACACTATATGCCGAGCGCGATAATCGTCATGTCATCGAAAATCGTGCTTCTAACATTATAGCCAGTGCTATACGCTTATTAGAGCAGATTGACTCTAGTTATACACCCGAGCAAGCTGATAATCTACAACGCAAATTAATCAATGCAATTAAGCTCAGAGATCCTGGTAAATTTACACGCACCGTAAGGAAAACTGATGCAAATTCATGAAATAACTCTCAGAGAAGCAGGTCTTGAACCGCTTGACCCTAAAAAAATCATGGCCACAGCAAGACCAACACGATTTAATTATGGAACACCACCCGTAGCACCGAGAGTCGGCGCCGAACTACCAACTGATCCTGCATTAAAAGCAAAACAAGATGCACTATCGACACAACAAGCACAGCATCAACAACAATCAGCAGATGCAGTACACGCTATGAAGGCAAACACAGTTGCAGCAAACAAAGTTGCCACTGCATCAAAAACTCCTGCACCAGCAACTACCAACCCTAATCCGGGTGTTAATGCATTTGGGCAAATGGCTCAACAATTACAGAAACCTACAACTCCTGCGGGACCAACACAGTCCAGCACTCAAGGAACAATTACTCCGACTGCAACAGGAGTAGTACATACTGCCAGTGAACGAAATCCTAATCCACGTACAGAACCCATGGGTGCTCAGCAAAAGTGGGACATTGAATTTAGAAAATTACAAAACCAATATCCTGGACGTACCCCTCAGCAATATCAACAAGCAATGTTACAAAGAGTAGGAACAGCCCGTCCTAATGGCACACCTGCATCACAAGCTGCACCTGCACCGCAGGCCGTTGCAACAGCCCAGCCCGGGACTACTATAAAATCTACCCCTCGTCCAGTGCAACCAGCACCTGCCGCGGCAACACAATATCCACCAATCACACTTGGCTCTGGTCCTAAAGCACAAGTATATGTTAATAAAGGTCGCGGCTACATCGATAGTAAAACTGGCAAACCAATGCCGCCATCTATTATCAAGGCCATGGGTATACAATGAACTTACTAGAAGGCGGCAACGTATTCAAGAATAATGATGGGCAAGCCTTAACACAGCGTATCAACCAGACTGATGTTAAGCCCACCCTGGCATGGCTCGAAGAAATGCTCCCTGGATTAGATTTACAAAATAATACTCTTGGCTCAACTGGTATCAAAGATACCAGTGGTGACTTAGATATTGCCGTAGATGCCAACCGAGTTAGTAAAGAACAATTAGAACATAGGCTCAAATCATGGGCCGTAGCCAATAAATTTAAACCTGAAGACTATGTTCGTAAGTCTGGTAGTGCTGTGCATTTTAAAACACCTATAGACGGTCGCCCTGATCGTGGCTATGTACAAACAGACTTTATGTTTATGAAAGATGTTCCATGGTCAAAGTTCGTGCTTGGCGCTATGCCCACCGACAGCAAGCACAAAGGCCGTGAGCGTAATGTATTAATGAACAGTATTGCTAAAAGTTTAGGTTATAAATTAAATCAAAATGCCGGCATTGCTGATCGTACTAGTAACGAACTAATATCAAACGATCCAGATGCCGTAGCTAAACTATTACTGAACAAAACAGCTACTCGTCAAGATTTAGCCAGTGTAGAAACAATATTACAAGCATTAAGCACCGATCCTAAGCGTGAAGCTAAACTAGCAGACTTTAAACAGCACATGGAACGCGAAGGCCTACCGTTTATGGAAAGCCAACCCGAGCCATTATACAAAGAAGTATCGGATGTAAACTTCTTAGCTCGTCTCCGTGATCGCATTGTTAATCAAGGCATGCAGGTCATTGTCGAAGCCGAAGTGCAAGGCGGCCGTGCCAAAGGTATCGAACACCTAGAAGATTATGTGTTCCGCAATGGTAGTGCTGGTATAAAGAAAGCACTGGATATTGTTCGTCACACCTCTGCCGACACAGGTAAAACCACCACAGTTAAGTGGGACGGCAAGCCAGCACTGGTATTTGGTCGTGATCCTAACGGAACATTTATCCTAACTGATGTCGCTGGGTTTACTGCCAAAGGTTACAATGGATTATTTACTAGCCCTCGTCAAGTTACACGACATTTAGCCGCTAGAGATGCTGATGCCGCCGTACAAGGCCGTCCAGCTACTCGTGTGCAAGATCTTGCTCCTATATATGATAAGTTATGGGGTATGTTAGATGCTGCAGTTCCTCCTAACTATCGTGGATTTGTTCAAGGTGATTTGTTATACATGACGACTCCACCTTTAGAATCTGGAAACTATGTGTTTACACCCAATGCCATAGAATATCGAATCCCGGCTAACAGTGAAGTAGGTCAACGCATTGGTGCCAGCGACGTTGGCATTGCCATGCATACAAAATATACGGAACCTGGTGCACCAAAAGAACCACTGGGTAAGGTAGAGTTTAAACGGGTACCGGGATTACTATTATTAGAACCTGTGTATGCCAAAGAAAATGTTCGACCAGAAACACAGCTAGTTAAGCAACTGCAAGGTCTTTATAGATCTCAAGGTGCCGCAATTGATCAATTATTCAATCCTGCAGACCTTCGCGCCTTAAAAATCACCGATTTGCCTAAGTTGTGCATAGATTATATTAATAGTCGTGTGGGTACTAATTTTGATCAACTAATGGATCAATTTGCAACCTGGTTGCATGATAATACATCTATACCAAAATTTAAAAATATTACAGAATATCTACAGAGCCCACGCAGTAATATCGTAGGTATGGCTGCGGCATTTGAAGCTTGGGAATTATTACACATGGTCAAAATGGATCTGCTAGGGCAATTAGATCTACAACATCCGGGGCAAGAAGGGTGGGTTATGGCCACAGATGCTGGTATGGCCAAGGCTGTAAATCGTTTAGCCGGTGGCTTTACGGCAGCAAATCGTCAAATAAACAACCCAGAACCAGCGGCTAACTCCTGATTTTACCTAAAAGGTATAAATAAAAGCAGGACCTCTGTGTCCATATATTAAGGAGATTTAAAATGGCTTATATTACCGTAGTTTCTGGTGGTTCACAACCCGTATTTGCAACCGACGTATTGAACGGTTCAGTTGCACAGTCAGCTAACTTAGCTAACGCTTCAGTAACAAACTTCCAAGGTCCTAAGTTGGACTTCTACTCTGTTAATGCTAATGCAGCACTGACAGGTAACATTGGTGGTCCTGCTACTGCTGTTAATGGCTTTATTTCAAACACATTGCAAGCAATTCAGCAAACATGTACAGTTGCTATGTATCAAGTTAATCCAGGTGCAAACACTGTATTGAACATTGCTACATTCCCAACAGCCGCTTTTGCTAATGCCGCTACATTCTTGACAGCTGCTCAAGCTGCTAACGGTGCAATTGGTTGGGCGACATCAAACGCATACGCTACATTTACAACTCAGTAATCTGACAAGTAAATTAGTATTATCAACAAGCCCTGGATTAAAACCCAGGGTTTTTTGTTGACTTTAGTTGTATAACTTGCTATAATGGGTTAAATATCCTATTATGAATGTAAGTAAAATAACCGAATT